AGCCCTGCGGAGATGGCGGAGACGGTGCATTCGACGCGCCGCCAGTAGCCGTCGTTCAATGCGATTGTGGCTACGATACGGCGGTCGCCGCTCTTGATTGTGCCGCCCTGCCCTTCGGCTAACCACTGGGGAACGGAGCCGTCAATCAGCTCGTGGCCGAGGTAATCATCTCCTACGGGGTGAGAATCTTCCAAGACGGCAATAACGCTTGTGGCGTAGGATCCAAGATCAATCCGTTGCTTCCACCAGTTGATGTCTGTGGCGTTGATGGGGGAGGTGTAACATTCTTGCTCGGTGCTGCCTGTGGTCGTGGCGGCTCCACCGGCGGAGACGGTTAGGGAGAGTTGGCGAAAGGGATCACCTTCTACGGTGTCCCCAGCCGTTTGGGTTTCGACACGGTGTTCCATGTTTTTTCGTCGTAAGTGTGGGTGCGTTCGATCCGCACGGTCACACCTTCCAGAAGTAAATCTTCGCGGGCTTGGATGTCGAGGCCTTCGACTCCGCCTGTGCCTGCAAGGGAGATTGTTTTTGTAGGCAGATCGGCGCGACGGCGGAAGTGGAGGGTGGCGTTTGAGCCGACTGCGCCGGAGTAGTCGAACCATGAGATGCAATCGGGTGTCCAGCGCAAGATAGCTTTGATGGCTTCGGCGCATGTGACATCTACCATTTCGCGCCAAGGGAAGGAGTTTGTGTCTGGCAGGGTGCCGATGGTGATGGGGGCACCTTTTGAGCGGGCGAAGTTGACGGCTTCGGTGATGACGGCGGAGCGGTTGACGGGGGAGCCGTCGGCGGCTTGGCCGAGGATGATGCGGCCACGCGTGCCGGTGGTGGTTGTGCCTGTGCCGTCAATGGCGTAGGACCAGGTCTGCTCTGCGATAATGTGCTCAAGCCAAGCCCAAGGGCCTTGGCAGACGACTTGCCGCCCTTCGGCGGAGCCTGCGCCGTAGCGCGGCGAGGACATGATGCGACCCATGAAAATGCGGGTGCCGTCGCGGGTAAGTTCGACGCGGTCGCCTTCGGCGAAGATAGTGGCGGCGAGGGGATCGCCACTGGAGCCTGCCAAGGAGAAGGAGAGGGTGTCTGGGGCGAGGGAGGAGAGGGAGAGGCGGAGGTCGGAGGCTCCGTAGGATTCGGGGGTGTCGCTGGAGCCGTTGAGGTAGATTAGGTAGGTGCTCATGGGGATTGAAGAATGGGAGGAATGGGAGGGATGGGAGTTATGGTTTTAGGATGCGCGAAGGTTGAGCATCTGGGATTGCATTTGTTGCAGCCTGTTATTGACCGACGCAATGGATGATGTGACGGACTGCATGGCCGAGGTCATGGAGTCGCCTAGATCGTTGACGGCTTGCACGGCGTCTGATTCGATTTTTTTGATTTGGGCTTCGGCTTCGGCGGCGGCTTTTTGGGCGCGTTCGGAGGTGTTCTTTTCTCCAGCTCCTTTCTCTCCCCATTTTTCATTGATAAAAGTTTCCGCTTCTTTCCACGCTTCTTCCTGCACTCGCGGTCGCACGCGCACATCTTCTCTTCTCAGACTCAGGCGTTCCTTATATTTGGATTCGAGTTCTTCAGCACGGGACTTTTTGTCAGGGTCGCCCGCTGTCTCAGCGTCACGCCGCTTTTGCTCCGTGTCCCGCCGCCTTGCATCCTGCTCTTTTTCGTTTTTAATTTTTTCGGATGAGCCCGCGTCGAGTTCTTTCTTGCGCACACCCTTTTCGTCACCGGAGTCTCCAGACAAATCTACAGCGTTTTTTTCTAGGCGGTTTATTTCTTGCAGGAGCTGGATGCGCCGCTCTAAAGACTGTTCGGTTTCCAGGCTGAGCTTGGCGTTCCTGATAGCGAGATCTACCGCCTCTTTTTTTGCGTCGGTTTCTTCGCGTGCTTTAGCAGCACCCACGGATGTATCAGATTCTATATTGGCGACAGAGGCTTCCTGATCCCTGATCTTCTCGTTGCCATCCCATAGCTCACGCTTCTTTTTTAGCAGCTCATTTAGCGCGGAGGTCTCTTTCTGGACAAGGCTCCATTCTTTACGGATACGCTCACTTTCAGCAGTGTTTCCTGCCCTTGCAGCGTCTGCCAAATCTATGGCCAATTTAGTCCCCTCTTCAAGTAGATCGTTTCTTTTCTTCTGGGCAGACTCGATATCAGCCAGTTCCTCAGCCCTTTGCTTCGCCCTTTTTTTTGCGGCGAAGTCTTGCTCTATGTCGGCCTTTTGCCGCTCGTAGTCAGAGTCCTTCATGGGGCTACCACTGGCGGCAGCCTGTTGCCTGCGCTGGTTTAACCCAGCGAGCTGTGCTGACTTTTCCACATCATCGAGCCGTGCCTGCACGGCCTTCAGCTTATCGCCCGCACGGGCTACATCTTTCACGGCCTCCTCAGCCTGCCTCGCCCGTTCCGCCACGCGAGCCATACCTTCATCAGCCAGCTTCTTGGCGGCTTCGGGCGAGAGCTTGTTGGCCTCGCGGTTTAGCCGCTCTAGCCCGGTGATATTCTCTTTCGCCTGTTTATTTTGTTTGGCGAAGGCTTCGCTTATTTTGTCCACCTCGTCGGAGGACATGTGGTTAGAGTCATATACCTCTTTAAATTGAGAATAGGTGTATGTGAGAGACTGGACGGCCAGCGTCAGGCCAAGAAAGCCAGCCCACAACGGACCGAGGCTCGCCTGAAACGCTATAGAGGCCAGCCGCGCCTCCAGTAGCAGCGAGGATAAACCGCCTATGGCCGAGCCCAAAGCGACCACGATAGTTCTACCTCTAATTAACCGAGCCACCCAGTGAACGGCAAACACCTCTACCACTACCACGGCCATATCTTTCAACGCCACAAGCGCGGATGCCAGCTCCCCCACATCTTTCCCTAGTTGTGTCAGGTCTGCCGAATTTGCCGCATCGGCCATTTGCTGGAGCGCGGGTGTCAGCTCTTCTGCCACCCCTGCGAAAAACTGTTGCGCCCGCACCGCTATAGCCTCAAACGAATCGCCCAGCTCATCGAAAGCCGCAGCGTTGCGCTCCATCGTTTCGGCCAGCCCGCCCGCCTGCGCTTTGGCTGTTTCGAGAGCCTTGGTGTCCCCGAGTAAAGCCAGCATCTGCGCTCCGCTGCGGCCAAACAACTCCATCGCCGCCCGCGCCCGTTCCGCAGGGTCAGACACGCCGCTGATCGCCTCGCTCAAGGCTGCTATTTGATCTAGCCCGCCCATACCTTTCAGCGAATCAATGGAAAGCCCAATTTGCTCGAATACTTTAGCGGTCGGCTCCCCCGCCTCGTTCACCCCAGTCAGTGACTTCTGGAGCATATTCATCATCATCCCCACCGACCCAGCACCTATACCGGCGTTTTGAAAAGCCTGCTGGAGGACAACCAGATCACGCACCGTCTGCCCCGTCCGGGCAGATAGGTCGCTTAATTGACCGCCCATCGCGATGGCGTCGTGCAACCCTTTGAACGCGTCTATGGCGGGGAGTATAGCTGAGGTCAGCCGTGACCCGATTTCAAACAGCCCGCCTTTCTGGACAGAATCCCCGATGGATGCGGATGCTTTTTCGAGATTTTTCATCTCTTGAACCATTCCCGTCAAGGCGTCCAAACGCTCGACGACAGTGCTGATCTTGATTTGCAATTCGTTGTCCATGTGCTGCCTTGTCTTCATGTTCGAGTTTTTGTTTAAAGCTGGCTTCCTGTTCTGGTATTTTGGCTTGCCTGTTTTACTTCTCTTCCTAGCGGTGAGAGCTAAATACAGGAACCGCTTCCCTTGGTGAAACTGCCATATTGTTCAATCACTCAAAACACGGCTCGCCCGCAGCGTCGCCGTTGATGAGCGTGCCCATGCAAAACCAGCCCGCCTCGTCGCTGCCCGTGGCTTTGGAGCAGTCGCGGCAGAAGTGCGGTTGCACGCTAGAATACGCGGATAATTTTTCTGCCCATTCCGCTTCCGTCCAGGTGACTCCCTCTGGGGGAGAGAGTTCGCCGACTTTGTTTCCGTTTGCGTCTAAAATGTCTCTGGTTTCGATCATAAGCTCATCCCTGTTATCCAATATATTTCGTGTTTCTACTCTTCCGCAGATATTGACCAGTCAGTTATTTTCCTGACCAAATACCGACCTGCGCCTCCCGCTGTGCCATTGCCGCCAGCCGTGCCCGTCCCTGCTCCCGCACCGCCAGTTCCGCCGCTGCCTGCCAATGCTTGGATTGTTCCCAGATCGGTGATTGTTTTTGCGAAAATGCAAATAGCTCCGCCTGTGCCGCCACCGCCGCCGCCGCCGCCGCCCGTGTTGCCGCCCTGCCCAGCCGCCCCGTTGCCACCCGCGCCGCCGTTGGCTCTGATTGTCCCGCCAGTGTTTTCGAGTTCGCGGCACCAGATTTCAATGGCTCCTGCCGCGCGCCCTCCTGATCCACCCCCTCCACCCTGATTAGTGCCATCTCCACCCCCACCGCCACCGCCCGCACCAGATTTGCCTGCGACGGGTGTAAAGGTTGCTCCAAAATCCCAGCTACAGCGAAAATCGCGAGGCAATGGAAAGTTTGCCACTGGATTCGGCGAAGTCTTTCCAGCTCCTCCGTTCGTGGTAGCCCCATTTCCTCCGGCAGCTCCGCTTCCGCCGGTGCCCTGGGCGTAAATCCCGTCGGATGTCGTCGCTGAAATAAAGCCTTGGACTCCTGCCGTCGTGATTCCACCGTCTCCACCTGCGCCGCTGCCTGCGCCACCGGGGATGGTCTGACCCAAAGGATTTGTCGAGTTTGCTGTTGATCCAGTCCCCGTAGTCGCATTGCCGCCGTTCGCGCCGTCATTTTTAATTGTGCCGTTGTTGTCCAACTTGCCCTTGACATAGATGCGATAGCAGTCAGTCGTCAGAGTGAATCCTGAATTGATCGTCAGGGAGTTGTAATACATATCCCTTTCGAGAGATATATTACCTGTGATAGTCGCGTCCCCATCGCTGCCATCACCAAAAAGAAACCCGTCTGATATTTTATCGTCAATGGCGGTCGCGGACGCGACCGCGCTGCCGCTTGAATCAATCGTGGCAATTTTGGTGCTGTCGCTTGCTGTGACCTTGGGCATTGCGCCGATGTTGCTGAGAGCCGTCGCGTTGTTGGCCAGCCCGGAGAGGTTGTCGGATTTAAGCATGTCGCCTGCGCCAGCCGCGACCCATCCGACCTCGTAATCAGAGCCGCTAGATTTTGCGAGCACATGGCCGGTGGAGCCGCCGCTGGGGAGCTGGTGGGTAGCCGCCAAAGCTACGCCAGTTACCGATTTTGTTGCCGTCAACAAATTGGTCGTTGTCGAGGTGATGGCGAGGCCGTCAGCATCCGCGAGGCGGTTGTCGAAATATTGGATGGTGGTGGCTACGCTATTGACTCCCGAACATACCTGAACAGAGTCGTCCGCTTGCGCCGACGCGTTACAGCCAAGGCCAACGGCTCCTATCGCCGTCGCCTCTGTTGATGCTCCAATGGCTATGGCGTACTCGGCTGTCGCTACTGATGACCTGCCAATAGCGGAGCTAGCAAATGCTATAGCATATGCAGCATCTCCTACTGCCAATGAACAGAGACCACCGGCTGTTGTAGCGCCGCCAACGGCCGTGGAAGCATCTCCCCTTGCTTGTGCTCCATTCCCAATCGCGGTCGCTTTATTGGCACCTGTTGCCTCTGCGGTAAACCCGACCGCTGTAGCTGCGTAACCTGTCGCGGAGGCAATGACTCCTAGAGCGATCGAGCCGTAGCCTGACGAGATAGTGTTAGCACCGACCGATAAAGCTGCCCGTCCTGTTGATGCAGCATTGTATCCGACCGCGACGCTGTTAGTCGTTGTTGCGGACGATCCATAACCGTATTGCGTTGCATTCTGGCCGGCTGTGCCTGTATCCACCCCGCCGCTCGTGGTGTAAGCCGGTGAGCCGGACGCCACGAAATATTCGCTACCGCCGCCGCCCGTCGGCGGCGCAATCCACGACCGCACGCCTGCATCGCTCGACGAGAGGAGGTAGCCGCTGGTGGAGGGGTTGCCGAGGTCTGGCTCGCGTGCTCCCACCACGCCCCAGATGCCATTAAAAGAATCCCAAGCGACGGTCTCGCCTGCGGTTGTTGCGGCGGGCACATGCACCGATCCGCTGGAAAGATGGTCGCTCACTGAAGATGCAGTGATCAGGGTTTGCGAGAGTTGCCCGTCCTCGGCGATCATGGGGAGGTAGCCTGCGCCGTTGGTATCCATGAGGGAGAGTTTTCCAGCGAGCCCCACAGTCAGGTCAGTGATTTCGGAAATGGGATGGTTATGGGAGGAAGGGGAGAAAGATGATGGGATGCCGAAAAGATTAGTGTAGGCGTAGCCCGTGCCGACTTGGGAAGCCGGTAGCGTGCCAGACGCGCTGCTGAGGGAGAATGAGCCGACGAAATTGGTGGCTGTTATCGTGCCCGCTGTGCCGATGTTTTTGCCGTTGGCATCGAGGTGGCCGACGAGTTTGGCGTTGTAGAGGTCGGCTGTGCCTGCGGCGAAGCAGGCGGTGAAGAGGGCGGTCAATGCGAGGATGACCAGGCACCATTTTAGGCCGTTTTGGGCTGCGCGGGTTTCTTTTCTTGGGAGGGTGGTCATATTGTTTTTTGGTTATGGGAGGTGGATGAGATGAATGGGAATAATGGGAGGGATGGGAGACTGCACCACAACTCTGCTTGCCGCTTGCCACTTGCTACTTGCCCCTTCTTCATAGCGCGAACCATGCTAGCTTGTATCCCGCCCGATCTGGCGGTGCCGACAAATCAGCCGTGAAACCGTCGGCGGTGAGAGTGCCTGTCCGTAAGGTCGCCCAGATGTTCGGGGCATCGCTCGCCGGCTTTTCGATTTGCAGCATTGCCCGCGACGGGGTGCGAGCCATTTCTAGCCCTGTCGCCGTCACGCTGTCTTGCCCGCTTGTTAGGTTTATTGTTCCGTTCATAACCATCGTCTCCGTTTCAATCGCGGGCAGGCCGCCTGCCACCCAGCCTGGCACTACGAACTCGAACCTCAGCACCAGCCATGCGCCCGTGCGCTCCGGGTTGCACGACTGGAGGCACGCTCCCGCGCAGGTAAGCGTGTAACCAGAGTCCAAGTAAATAATCAGAGTGCCGCTGGCCGCGTGGTCTTGGAGAGCCGTTGCGGCCTGTTGCAGGGCGTCGTCCGACGAGTTGCAGAGCCTCTGCACAGGCACGGTCACGGCGTGCTGCCTGTTCCCCCGTGTGAAGGCTTGCACTTGCCCTGCCCGCAGGTATTGCGCGACCTGCACGAGCTGGGTGGAGGGCAGGCCGATCGGTCCGGCCAGCGCGTCTGAGAGCGCGTCGCCCGTCACTATGTACCTGTCCTCCCACCATATTTTCATCGTGCCTTATCAAGCGATTGTGGAGGCTATGCGCCCGACCGGTTGCACCGCCCCGTTGACGATCGGGCGCGTGCCGACGAACTCCAGTTCGCCCACGCGATCGTCTTTCATGTTGAATTTGAGCGGCGCAGATTTTAGCGCGGCTTTCGTTAGCCGCACAAACACGCCAGGTGCGAAGATGTTGAGATCCTTCGCCGCAGCCGAGAGCGAGCGGCCACGAGCGGCCGTGCTGCCTTGCACGCGGAGGGCTATGAGCACATCCGCTTCCGAGAGCGACATGGCCTGCAACTTCGCCGTTCCAGAAATGGCCGAGAGCCTTTGGTTCACCACGCCGTCGCGGTCCGTCAGCACATCCTCGAAGGAAACGGGAAACTCCAGCTCCACTCCCATTTTCGTATCCATGAGGGAGAAGGGAGGGTTGTCCACCGTCAAGAAGTGCGTGCCTGTCCCGCCGTCGGCAAAATTGATGGTGTTTGTCCCCGCCACGGCATCGGCCTGCGTGGGGTGCAGCGTCACTGCATCCGCGCCCGCCGAGCGCGCAAACACAGCCGCCTCAAGCTCCACTTGCGGGGTGCTGGTCGGGAGTGTGCCAGTCGTGCCGACATAGACCTTTGTCCCGTTTGTCAGAGCGTGCGCGGTGATCCCCAGCTCATCGCTGAGCGCGGTGACAGATTCCACCACTTTTTGATCTGCCCACGCGACGAAGTAGCTCTGTGTGATGATGTCGTCAGAGGAGTAATCGTCGCCCGGGTAAGCGGCATCGGTGATCGTGTAGATGCTGTTTGCGTCTGTGACGCGTGCGCGGTTTTTCACATAGACAGTCACTTCCGCATCGCCCCACATCGTTTTTTCAGCCGAGCCCGAAAAGCCTGGTTGCTTGGTGATCGCAGCCGAGTGGAAGGTGATCAGCTTGCCGAGCTTGGTGTAAATTTCCAAGGGGAACTGCCCGACCAAAAGCTGGTCGCCAGTGCCGGCGGCCGTGAAGTCAACCGGGTCTGTCCCCGCGAGGGCGGCATCGCGTGTGAGGTGCAGTGTCAGCGCGTCGGCGGTGGCCGCGTTGACAAAATAATAGGTGTCAGCATCGAGCGCGGGCGTGGCGGCTGGCAGTGTGCCGCGAGTGCCCCACATGACGCGGTCGCCAGTGACAAACGGGTGGTTCACCGCGCCCGCCTGGTCGCTGGTCGTATTGAGCGAGGTCACCGGGACTACAGGCACGGCCATCTCGCCGATCTGGCGCGATAGGTATGGGAAGAGCCGACCCACATCGCCGAACGCCCCGGAGGGTGTCAGCGAAAGCGTGATTTTATTGCCCTTCACGCGTTCGTCGGCCTTGCCGGGGCCGTCAATCTCAATGTCGAAAGTTTCGAGTGCAGGTTTCACTTCGATACCCGACTTCGTGTAGAGCGTGAGCCCGCGATATTTCAGCAGCGCAGAGCCGCCCAGTAGTAGTGCCAAGTCCATATTTTATTTCTCCTTTTGTTTTTATTTGATTGTTGCTCCAGCGATGTCGCTAGGCCGTCTGCCCGTCATGTATGCCCCAGCTCTCACCAGAGAGCCGGAGCCCACAGCGAACGGCCCCGCATACAGCGAGGCATCCGCATTTTGCGCCGACGGGTAAGACCCGTCGGAAGTGTAATACAGGCTCGCCCCAGCCGCGCCCGAGAGCGATACGGCGGCGGGCGTTCCCGCGATGGTCGGGGCAGTCAGTTGGGCTCCGCGTGCAAATTTGAACCGTGTCGCCAGCTTCACCTCTATGACCCACTGACCCGGCATGTCGCCATCTCCCACGGGCGTGTAGCACTCGCGTGGCGCGTAGAGCTGCTGCATCCCGTTGGCCAGAGATAGCCCGTGCAACGAAGAAATGACCGTGAGCGCGATATCTTCCACGCTCTTGCCTGTGCCCGAGTCGCCGAGGTTTATCAGCGGGTTTTCGTGGCACGATATAGAAATGGACGGTTCGAAAACGGGACCGTCCGAGTCTGGGTCGGGCAGCTCTGCCAGCGGCATTTTCACGAGCACCGCCGCACCCGCCTTGCCGCCTTTGGCTGTAAAAACATTCAGCGCAGCTTCCAGTTTTTGGAAAATAACAGCCGCGCTTAAATTTTTGCGCGGGCGGGCGACGAGCACGGGGATGTCGGCGAAGAACTCCACGGACGCCAGGCGTGCGGCGACATCGGACTGTAAGCGTTCCATGGGGCTCATGGGATTTGAAGAAGGTGTAAGGTGTAAGGTGTAAGGTGTAAGGGGCAAGCAGACGCGGGGCGTGAGAGTTTCATTTTTTAAGGGTTTAGGAAGCGGTGGGTTTGATGAGGTTATTGGTGGTGCGGCGGGTTATGGCTGGGATGCGGATGAAGTAGCCGCAGTCTGCTAGACGCCGCTCACGCGCCCAGACTCCATCCCCTTCGCGGGCACCTTGGGCGTTGGTGTTACCCTCTACGGTGTGTACAGTTTTAAAACCTGCCCCCTCACGGAAGCCTGCCACTATACCGACATGCGACATGTGCGGGAGGAACACTACTACATCGCCGCGCTGCGGCCTGTGCGATTGGTCAAAACAGGTGAACACTAATGCTCCGACCAGCTCATCCTCCGCCCATGCCCGCCATTGCCGCACGGCTGGCATGCGGGGCGGTATCAAGAGGCGTATCTCATCGGAGAGCCTGTCGGCCTCTCGCACGCACCATGAGGCGAACGCGCTGCACCATGGCTCGCGGTTCTGCGCTCCGTCTGGGTAGTTACTGCCTTGCCAGTAGCGTTCGATGCGCGGGCTGTAGTTGCGCGATTCTTCGCGGACGCCTATTTCTCGTTCGGCCACTGTTGCGATTAGTTCTTGGGGATTCATGGGATTTGAAGAAGGGGTAAGGGGATTTGAAGAAGGTGTAAGGTGTAAGGGGAAAGGGGCAAGCAGACGCGGGGCGCGAGAAAAGACGGGAGACGCTCGATGTCTTCACTTCTGCAATCTGCAATCTGAAATCTGCAATGGAACATGCGACTAAAGTCGCATGGTTTTCGGAAAAGCGTGAGCCGACGGTGGAAACGGTGGAAGCTATTGAGGAATATCTGAAGTTAGAAGTTAGAAGTATGAAGTTAGAAGTGAAGACGCAGGCGTTAAAAAGGCTAGAGCCTCTTACTTCTTACTTCATACTTCTGCCTTCTAAATTCTGCCTTCTCACTTCTTACTTCACCAAGAAATCAGCCGCTGCGCCGTGCGCGGTTTCGAGGATTTGCTCGGGTGTGGGGAGTGCTTCCGGGAAGGCTTTGTGGGTGACGCTCTTGACCAGCTTCGCCAAAAATTTAATGTTCCCGCGACCATGCACGCCCTCGCCGCCCTGCACGAGGCAAGCACCTTTTTTGGTTTTCAAAACGAACGCGTTTGGGAACGCATCGCGATACCGCGCCCGCCCGCCCAGCACATACGCCGCCGCCGTGAGCGGGATGGCGAGGAATTTCGCCTGCGTGGCACGCACGGTGCCGCCGTAAAACTTGTGCCGGAGTGCGCCTTGCGGGTCGGGGATGGTGACGGTGGCACTTAGTGCGTCTCCGCGCCCGGTGACATTTTTAAAGCGGTTCCAAAAGTTTTGGCGCGGCCAGCCTTTGGCGTTTTTGTTGGTGGAGTTTAGGTTGCGGAAATGTTTGCGGAACAGGACGGCTACACGGGTGGCCATGCGGGTGTGGAGGCTTTTGGTGTTTTTGCACTTGTCTATGAGACCGCGCAGGGCTGGGGTGGCGGTGTCTTTGATGTTGATCTGGATGTTCATAGTTCTTCAAATGCAGAAGTTAGAATTCAGAAGTCAGAAGTGAAGACGCAAGCGTGAGATTCGCCCCGCGTCTTCACTTCTGCATTCTTACTTCTTACTTCTGCGATCTGCCTTCTGCAATTCTTCCGTTTTCCATTTTATTTTTTCGGTTCATACTCATTGAAACGCCGCATGAAATCAGGGTCGGCAAGAATTCCCCTAACGGCCTCCATTCTTCGGCTCGTGTCCTCTGCCCTAGTCCCAAACTGAACTTTTACTTTTAATGAGGATGGTATCCTCTTCCATTCTGCCTCCTGCAATCTGCCTTCTGCAATCCGTCCGTTTTTCATTTGATTTTCTCCTAAGTCCAGTTTAGCTTTCTTTCATGGGCAACAAAAAGGTTGAGCCGAAGAAAACGAAAGAAAAACAGAAACCAATGGTTCCTGAATACGATGATGTTTGCTACGGGGTGGATGGAAAGCCAGTGAAACCTACCTTCCGCATTCTGACCGGGAAGTGATTTCAAGTTCACTTCAATATCCCTTTCTTTTTAAAGAAACCGTCAAACGCTTTCGCGATAGGTTTAAAATCGTCCTTCTTCCACTGCCACCCCACAAAGCCCGATAACCGGCGATCCAATTCAGCACGCATATCCGTGTTTGCGCTTTTTTCAACAATCCATTGAGAGTAGGCTCTGGCGAATAACTCGACATCTGAAAGCCAGTAGTCTTGAAACTTTTTAAAATCATCGGGTGAGAGTGTTTTGGAGTGCTTCACCAAATCGCTAAAAGCAGCCGATTCTCGGATTGTTGAATCTATTTCAAGCATTTCGTCCGATTTTACAGTTGAAGCATACTCCTTTCCTCCTCCGAGCATCCGGTCCACATGGTGCCCGAACTCGTGCGCGACGGTCATCCCAACGCCGTCAGTCTTGCCGTCCTTGATGCCTATTTTGGGGCTGTTTCCTGGTCTATATTCCCCGTTCGATTTTGGATCGGTAACACCCACATGAATCTTGTCTATCTCGGCGATGGCCTCCTTGGCTTGCCGCAACTGCTCTGGCGTTTTGTTAAAAAAGTTCGTAGCTAAATATGGAGAGTCCCCAACCTCTGCGCTCCAGCGCATGTGCGCCCCTGTCAGTTTGATTTGAGCACCAAATTCCTTGCGCAACTGCGCTAGATATTCGGGCTCGATCCCGCGTATGCTGGCCGTGGTCTCATCCAGCCGCATCACCTCAGCCCCCTTTGATGCTTTTTCAGCGTCCCACCCCTCGCCAATGATACCGAGTGCTAGAGCTTCTTTCTTGCTCACATCCAGCAAGCCCATGCCGCTGTTAAAATCAAAAGGGGGATGGGGTAGGCCGAACTCGGAAATCTCTATCCATATCTGGTCGGTCTTGAGCGCGATCATGCGCCCGCCGTAGAATTGGCCGCCCGCCGCCTTCCACCGCTCAGGCCAATTCCGTGGCATCTCCCGATCCTCATCCCGCACCAGCTCTTGCGCCGGGTATTCGTCCAGAGCGTCGGGGTCCATGTCTGCGCTGTGCCGCGCCCAGCCCTCGGCCATTTGCGTCTGCATGGAATAAATCAGGTTCAGGCGCGAGATGCTTGTAATATCTTGTAGGCCGCCCACCTTGAATGGATCCCATGGAGTGAGCCCTTCCTCTTGAGCTATCTTGCGCAGGTCGGAGACGAAGTTGCGCCTGTCCATGAAGATGCCGCTGTCGCTTTTGATTTGCTCGGCCATTTGCACTAGCCGGCTCTGGATGCCGCTCATGACGCGTGCTGATTCGACGCGGGAGGAGAATTGCGCCTTTTGGCGCAGTGCCAGCGGCACACGCGCCCAGTCTGCGCTGGCCAGCCGCGAAAGGACAGGCACCTTGCTCTTTATAGCCGCAATCGCCTCTTCGTCGTAGCCGGGGGAGATTTTCATTTCGGAAGTTTAAGGGTTAAAGAATTGCAGAAGGCAGAATGCAGATTGCAGAATAGAAGACGCGGCGCGTGAGAAAGCTCGAAATCTGAAATCTGCAATTCTTCATCATTCTGCCTTCTGCATTCTGCCTTTCTTCATATTCCTTCCTGAGAAGCCCGCCCATAAAGGAGCGTCCGCGACACCGTGGCAGGCTTCGCCGCCGCGCTTGTTTTTTCCGCACTCACCAGGGCGGGCGATTCTATCACCATCTCGCACCGTGCCGCAGCCTTGAGCGCGTCCATGGCATCCTCGTATTCCTTGCGGCGCGTTTCGTCATTCAACTCGCCAAGCCCGGGTAGCCGCGTAATCAGGCGGTAGCGCACGATGGCCAGCGCGTGGTGGATGAGTTCATCGGGGATGGTGGCTCCGTCCCCCAGTGTGTTCCGCGCACAAGCGGCGACGCGCCCGCGCACTTCCCGCACGACGCCCGCGAGTATTTCATCCAAGGGCGAAACCTGCCCCGTAGCCAGAGCCGCCGACTCGTAAGCGTCAAGCTCCGCGCCGGCAACCCTCGTTAAAACATCCGATTTGTTCAATGTAACCCACATAATTTCTCCATTTAATTCAGAAGTTAGAAGTTAGAAGTCAGAAGTAAGAGGCTCTAGCCTTTTTTAACGCTTGCGTCTTCATTCTTACTTCTTACTTCTAACTTCATTCCCAACCCCTCGGCGGTTTGCGGCGAAGGCGGGTTTCCCGCGTTTTCAGACCCGCTAGGCATCTTTCCCGCCAGAAATCGCCCTAGGGCATCCTAGAGCCTCCGTTTTGCCTTTGAAAAAGAAGCCCGCCGCTTCTACCTTTTCGCGCCCCGCGTCTTCCATTCTGCCTTCTGCCTTCTTACTTTCTTCTCTTACCCTTGTCGCTTACCCCTGCGCCTAACCTCACTGCCCCCTCCACGCGTGGAGGGGGTGTGTGAAACTAGGACACATTCAGCCGTTTGATGGCGGCTGCGTTGGTCACCTTGACATCTTCGGACCAGTCGAACTTGGCGACTTCGCCGCGCCCGTCCTCCGTCTGGTAAACACCCGGCTTCATCCACTCGCCCATGAGACGGAAGGTCTTCATGAATGATGGATCCCTGCGTGTCGGGTTCGCCATCCGCGCAAACAGGAGGATGGTGCCGTCCAATATAAACTTGGTGTCGGCATCTTTGCCTTCCGGCGCGTCGTCATAGACCATGAACGACATGCGGCAATCCGGTGCGGCCAGCAAGAGCTTGGAAAAATCCCCCAGCTCCGGCACGGCGAACTGCGATTTCCCGCCCGCCACGAAACGGCCTTTGACGGAGGCGTGGTTCTTCACCCGCTGCCAAGCGAGTGCGCCGAAGAGCACCCCGACACCCATCAGCGACCCGTATTTGGCCGCCAAGAGCACGGCGCGGATCTGGCTATCGAGCTGATCCACCACATCGTCGGAAGCCCCCACGCTGAGCGAAGTGCCCGAGCCGGCGGCCACCAACGCCTTGTCCACCACCTCTTTCTCGTGCGCCAGCGCGGCGATCTCCGCCACCGCTTGAGCACCCTCGTTCAAGATGTTTTCCCCAGCCGCCTCGCTCTCGATGCGCTCCAAATTATCCACCGGATAATCCAAAGCGTGAGGCTGGCAGTTGAAAGTCGCGTCGGAGGCGTCGAACGCCACCCGCGTCGCACGTCCGCCCACCGCCCGTTTCGTCTCAGGGATACGGAAACGGTTCTTTTCCGTATAAACCTTGTATTGCCCCACGCTCACACCCACATCCACCGAGGGCGCGATGAAATCGGCCACTGGCTGGATCGCCCTCTGCGCCGCACCTTGCGCGAACGCCATCACCGTCGGCTTGGCCGACAAACTCGCTAATCTTCCCATATTATTTTTTCCTTGTTGTTTTTTTTGTTGTTAGCTCACCACGACGGCTCTGGCGTTCGTGATCGGGCGGCACAGCACGAGCTGTTCGTCCACCCCTTTTTCTTCGGCACGCAAGGCGACGAAGTAGGTGTCCGCCGCCACGGGCAACGACCGCACTTTCCCGTCGTTGGTCCCGTCCACCGCGCCGAGCGTCAGCTCGTCGCCGGGGTTGCAAGTGCCGTCCAGCTTCACGCGCAACTGCATGCCTGGGTCCAGCGGTTGCACCGTCACAAACTCCCCGTCCGCACCGCCTTCCAGCAGGAGGTAGAGAGCGCTGTCTGCCACATCGTTGGGCAGCACCACTTCGGCCACGCCCGTGTCGTGCGTCAGCACCACCAGGCGGCCTTCTTTTCCGGTCAAATCCTCACCCGCCAAAACGGGGAAGGCTCCTTCTCTTGTATTCGTCATTGTAGGACTCATTTTTTGTTGTCTCCTTTATCGGTTAGTTTTTTGGTTCGCCCATGATCTCCCTCGCGGCCAGCGCGTGTGCGCGAGCGAAGGGGATGCGTTGCGTCTTTTCGATTTCCACCGCACGGTTGGCGATTTTCGCCGCCGTGCTCGCGTTTTCCGCAGCCTCGTTTTTTGGCGCCACTGGCGTTTTCGCGGGGAAGCGGTTAGTCAGCGGAACCGCTACGGCCTTCACCTTGTCGGCCTCGGCTTTGCGGTTCGCCAACAATTTTAAGCCACCCTCGCGGTTGGAGGCGATCACGCCCTGCCACACCTTGCGCTCTTCGGCATCGGACACCCCGGCTGCATCCAGCTCCCGGTTAGTCGCGGCCTCGTCGGCCTGCTTGCATTTGTCTTCCAGTTCCTGCACCCCGGCTGCATGGTCGGTGCAAGCCGCGACGATCTGTTCGTCGGTCGCATCTGCGCCCAAGCCCAGAAGCTTCAGGAGTTCGTCTTTGTAGTCCATTTGGACCCCTTTCTTTTCCGGCTGTGCCGGAGTTTGGTTTTGTTGTCTGCTCGCGGCCTTCGCCGCCGCAGGAAATTTATTTTTATTCGCATTCTGGATGCTGTTTGAAATCGCCGCCATGCCGGGTATATTCGGCCTGTTCGTCAAACCCACGCTCACCATCTGCGTAGGTCTCACTCTCACGCTTGCGTCTTCATTCTGCCTTCTACCTTCTGCCTTCTGCATTTCTTCGTAGAGCCAGACCGGGCTGGTGAAGCGGTATATGCCGCCCTTGACCACCGGCTCGCCTAGAGCCGTCCAGCGGACGCGCCCGAGCAGCCTGTAGCCCGTAGCCTTCCACTCCTCGATCCAGCCCAGAGCCTCGGTCCGTTTGCCGCCGTCCTCGCTCTCGTGGTCGGCATCCACGAGGCATGGCAGCGGAGACTTGGCCAGCGCGGACAGCACCTCCAGAGTCACCACCTGCACCACGCGCTTGCCGCCGGCCATGGCGGTCGGCCACTCGCCCACCCGCGCCACTTCGATCCATCCCGCCGCGTCTGTTTTGAATTCAGTTTTCATATTTTTTAAGAGTTTAAGAGTTTAAGGGTTGAAGAGAGACGCTTCGCGTCTTCACTTCTGCCTTCTGACTTCTAACTTCTGCATTTCTTCAAATCTTCCCCTTGCCTCTTGTCGCTTGCCCCTTCTTCAAAGCCTCAGCCATTCCGGCTTCTAAAATTTTTGCGAACTCGCCCGCGTCCATTTCGCCAAAGAGTTCGGGCAGCTTCGCCGCAGCCGCCTCCAGAGCCTTCGCCAGCTCCGCGTCGTCCACCTCCCCGCCTTCGGCTTGCCGTGCGAGGTCGTCCAAAATCTTCGCTACAGGCTCCAGCCAGAGCGGGTCTATGCCGAGAGCACCCGCCACGGCATGTGATGCGGCAGGCTTCAAAAACTCTTTGGCTTGCGCGACTTCATCTTTGGGCTTGAGTTCTTCAAAAGCCGGCATACTGTCTAACTGGGCTTCGACATCGTTGCCAGAGACGGAAATGTCGGAGTTACCCAGCCAGAGTCTGGATCGCTGGTTGGAATTTTTCATCTCCCGATCAAACTGCTTTCGCGTCGGCGTGTAGTATCCCGTCACATCAGACACTTTCCCTTTCTTGTCGGCGAACACGAAAACATGCACCTCTCCTTTCGGAACTTTGTATTTGCCCAAAAACATATCTTGGTTATTTTGCGGCTTCACCTTCCAAGGGTTCTTGAGTGTCTCCATCGCGTGCGGCAGATGTGCTAGCCGCTTGTCACCGTCAGGCTTTTGAGAGAATTTTTTCACAAGACCTTCTCCGAAATGAAACCGCCTTCCTCCCTGACCCTCGTGGTCAAACCCCTTAGATAAAAGAGCCGCTGCCTCGGAGGGTTTGATGAGTCTCGGGGCATCCGGGACACTCCTCCCCTCCGGCTTCCTCCCGCTCCCCAGACCGCCGTTGAGCAAGGCTTCCCTCTTCACTTCTGCATTCTGACTTCTAACTTCTGCAATCGAAAGCGGCGGGACGCCGCTTCCACTCTTCACTTCTAACTTCTCACTTCTAACTTCTGAAATCTTATATCCCGTCTTCTCCGAAAGCTCCGCAGCGTCCATCCGGTAGCCCGCCTGCGCCAGCTTCACCGCGTGGTCTATCACCGCCCCCGCCTCCACCTCTTCGCGGTAAGCGAGTTCCCAATAAGCCAGCGCGGGCATGCCCGGCCACTGCGCCCGCAGCATCGGCTCCACCACCTGCCGGGATACAGCCCGCGAGATCGCCTTCGCGCGCCACCGCGCTATCTGCTTGAATGTGTCGCTGTGCGCCCCGCCAGCCAGCGTGCCGCTCCCGCTCTCGGCCAGCATGGTGAGCTTCCCGCCAGTCCCCGCGAGCACGAGCTGTTCCTGCAAATACTTCAGGTGGTCGCGGAATGGGTTCACGCCTCTGGGCGAATCGTTCGCCGTGTAAGTGCTGCCGTTGGGCAAATACCCGGCATCCCCCGTGCTTATAGCCTCGGCTGTCTGCGCGAACGCCGTCTCGTCGGCCACATTCGGCGGGCCCACAATGATGCCCCTCGGGATGCCGTATATTTCTACAAACGCATCCCAGTCTTTCTGCGAAAGGTTTTGCCGCACAAACTTGATGATCGCGATGCGGCCTATCGCTCTAGGATTCTCGAAAATAACCCACCCCTCAGGGAGGATGTCCATCTCCACCCCCAGCGAATCGTAACCCGCATAAAGAGCTTGAGGGTTATACCGCCAGCCACCGGAGTAACCCTCCCTCACCACATTCCACGGCTCCACCAGCTCGAACCGCTCCAGGCTCCCGTCTGCCCGCAAGATTTTCTCCGCGACAGCAAAACCGCGAAACGCGGCCATCTCCAAGTGCGGCACCAGCTCGTCGAGATTTTCCACCACCTCCATCCGCTCCCGCACAAAAGCCGCCTGCTCATCGGCCAGAGAGCCAAACTTTTTCACCAGGCTTTTGGCCGATGGCTTCGCGTTCCAGTCCATCTCGCCCACAGCCGCAGTGCGCCGCTCTATGATCGCGAACAAGTCCGCATCCGCGCTCTCTATGCCCGCCGCAGGAGCCCCGAGAGCCCACATGAAATCCGCGTATTCCCCGCGCAAATAAGACTCTATCAGCGACACCGCACGCGCTATCGTCAGCCCGCGCACAGGGTTGTAGTTTTGCCTGTAACGGTCCCATGCCTTCGCGCTCTGGGTCAGCGGCACCGCCCGCCCGCTGCTCTGTCGTTTCATTTTTTCAGTTTTCATTTTTTTTAACAGCATCTCTCGCGCTTCGCCCTCATGCGGCCTCCCGCGACACCGGCAAACACGCCGCCGCGCCACGCCGCCGCCCCATCCCCAGCCGCCCGCACAGCCAGAGCCAACGCCGTGCAACGGTCCGAGTGCCCCAGCTTCGTCCGGTCGCTCCAATAGCTGTATTCCCCGTTGGAAATCACCTGTTTCATCATGTGCAAATCCTCCCGTATCGCCGTGCTCACAGGCACGCGCAACTTCACGGGCGACTCGAAACACCGCCGCAACCTCGGAAAAATCAGCCGTTTGAAACCCGCCGTAAAAGTGCAAAGGTCCATCTTCCCAAATTTATGTTTCTCGGGGGACCACTCCCCATGCTCCCGCGCCAGATAATCGCCCAAGCCGATGCCAGGGCCCGTGTAATCGAAACAGACCCGCGCCGCCGCCCGGATGCGGTCTTTCAAAATCGTTTGCTGGTCGGGAGAGGAGACCTTGTCCAGCACCAGCACCTCCCGCGTCCATAAAATATCGCCCACCCTTTGCAGCGTCCACGCCACCGTCGGGTCGTTCGTCCGCCCGAAATCCACACCGATGAAAACGCCGCCGTTTTGGTGCCCGCCATCGAACCCAGACCAGGACTCCGTGGCCTCGAAACTCTCTGCCAGCGCGATGATGTCGTAGGGCAGCAGCACATTCGTGCTGTCCAAGAACCGGCAACAAAACTCCTGGAGCCACCCGTCGGGATCGTCGAACATCTCCTTGAGTTCCGCCACATTCACAGGCAGCCCCATCAGCACCGCCTGATAAATATTCGTGACATGCTTGCTCCACCCCGCCCCGCTCTTGCCCGGTGGCTTTTCCAAAATCTTGTGCATCGCCCCGCCGATGCCGTTCGGCGTGCTCACTAGCCGCACCCTTTTTTCGCCGCCGCGCAGAGGGTTTGTGATCGAGGGGAGCACCGCCCTCCAAGTCGCCATCGGGTTTTCAAAAAAGTCAAACTCAGTCAGAAGCAAATTCGAAGAACGACCGCGCACCGTGTCCGGTCGCCCAGGCACCGCCCTGATCCGCGACCCGTTCGAGAAAGTCACCTCGGCAGATTTCAGAAGCGTCTCGCTAGTCGCCCCCTCCCGCTTCTCCTCGTAATTATTGATCTTCAGGTCAAACGCCTCCGCCCACACCTTCGCCTGATCCAGCGAGTCCAACGCTTGCCGCTCCGAAGGTGCCGCCACCATCCAGTCAGTCTTGCGCGAGTAGCAATCCACCACCGCCTCCCCCTCGCTCGAAAAATCCTTACCCACTTGCCGCGACGCCAGCCACGCCTTGTAACGCGCACCGTCCCGCAAGTAACTGTCCTGATATTCCAAAAGCAAACTGCGCGGGTCATCCTTCGCGTAAGGGTTCTTCCACCCGTTCACATTCTCCCCGAGCTTGTGCGAGGCGCACGCCGCCTCTTGATCTTCCAGCGAACAAGAAAGCGGCGAGACGCCGCTTCCACTATTCACTTCGGGCACGCCAGAGGCCGCAGGCGCAACCGCCCGCAACTTCTCCACCGCCGCCAAACTCGCTTTCTTCTTCTTCACTTCTTGCTTTTCTCTTAAACCTTCTTCTCTTTTCTCTTCCTCAGCATCCCATCGCCTCGCGCATCCTCTGCACGCGCTCAGCATCGCTCAATCCACCCTCTTGCAACGCCCCCGCGCACGCCGCGAATTTCTTCTCCAAAATCTCCACCCGCCGCTCTGCCAACCGCAAATCCTGCATCTTCAGTTCCTGCGCCCTCAAAGCCACCAGCACGCGTGGGTCAATGTCCACAGACGCCACACACTCGAAAGCCTTCCTCTCAAGGAGGCTCCGCGTCGCCTCAGCGTAGCCCTCGCCAGAATCCCGCACCGCGTCCGCCGCCGCCTTCGCCCGTTCCAGTTTCCACCGGAACCCGTTCACCGCGTAGGAGCGCGATACCGCCGCCACGCTCCCCTTCACGCCCCAGTGCGCCAGCAGCGCGACACCATCGGCGAGGGACGCGCCCCCGGAGAGCAGCGTCATCAGCTCGTCCCGCTGTTTTTCATCCAGCTTCGCCCACATGCTATCGCTTCGCGTCTTCACTTCTGCCTTCTGCAATCTGCCTTCTGCAATTCTTCATTGTTTTGCCTGCATCTCTCCCGCCGTGGTCAATCCCCAGCGCACTTCCCCCTCGTTCAGGATGTCCCGCGCACTCACCACCAGCCGTTTCATTTCGAGTTCTTCCAAAGCTTCTCTCACTTCCCCCACCGTAGGAGCCACAGGAAACGCCCCGCAAGCACCGCCGAACAGGATCGCCGTCCCGCAAGGGTGCGGGTGCGCCGTCGCCAAATGTTTCAACAACCATTTTTTCAAATTCATAAATCACCTCTCACGCTCGCGTCTTCCATTCTGCAATCTGCCTTCTGCAATCTGCATTTCTTCAACAGTCCTTCGCCATGCACCGCCCCTCGACCTTGCTCACCGCCTTGAGCACCTCATCAATCCGCCTGTGCAATTTCTCGGCTCGGTCCGAGCCCTGCACGGAAATCATCTGGTAATGGTGCTCCACTTTTTCGGAGAGCCTCTTCACGCTCTCACTCAAATCATCCACTCGGCTATTGAGCCGCAGCTCCAAATCCACCAGCTCCTCGTGCGTCGCGTAGCGTTGGCTCTCGCGCACGATGAAAGGTTGCGGGATGCCGCTCCCCTTCTTGTCATCCGCCTCCAGCGCGAGCTGCGCCCGCAAATCCGAAACCAGATGCTTGCGCAAATTGAACAGCGAGATCAAAAAACCCACCACCGGGCCGCCCACCGCGCACAAAATTAAAATCCAATCTTTCATCTCTCTCCTAACTTTTTCATTTCACGCCCCGCGTCTTCACTTCTGCCTTCTGCAATTCTCCCGCCCCGCGTCTTCACTTCTGACTTCTGCCTTCTCACTTCTGACTTCTGTGGTGGCTTGGGCGAACTCTTCCACGGCCTCTAGGACGATGCGTTTAAATGCGGGCGAATCGTCTATAGTCCTGTGTCCGCACTCGCACCAGAGCGGCGGGTCTATGCAGGTCATGCCCGGGTCTTCCGCATAGAGGTCGTGGCCCGCCGGTATGTCGGTGCTTTGGCGCACCCAGCGCACATTCCGCACGCTGGCAGGCACCCCTAAACGCGGTACTCTCGTGAGCGAGAGCGGGTTCAGGGGCAGCCAGCTAGGTAGTATGGGAGAGCGATAAACGGGGTCGGCCAGGCAAGCGCAAACGACGGGGAACCCCAATACCCACGCCGCCTGCGCAAAACGCCTGAAACCGACCCCGCAACCCCAAGAGTATGCCACCACGAGGACTGCGGCCTCGCAGTTGGAATTTCTGGAAATGAAGGAAGCTAGGGCATCCATGTCATCGCGCCACTCGCGGGGAGTGAGCACTACCACACCTCTGGATGAGTAGCGGCGCATATCAGCCCACAACTTCTCCACGCCAGTGGCGCGGGAAGCATTTTCCGTAAAGCCCATTATCGGTAAAACCCATTTGGTCATAAGTCTTCCCTTCTGCAATCTGTAATCTGAAATCTGCAATTCTTCCGCCCCGCGTCTTCCATTCTGCAATCTGCCTTCTGCAATCTGCAATTCTTCATAACCCCTTCATCCCCTTGGCGGCGCCTTCCGTCATTTTCCCCACGATCTTTCCGCCTTCGCGAAGGTTGTCCCTCTCCCGCACGCCCTGCGCCTTGGTCACAGCGGGATCAGCTTCAGCCTTGTATTCCGCAATGGAAATTTTCGTCCCGTCGGCAAGCTGGGCAGAGAGCCCTTTCAAGGTCACATTCTTGCCCGAAGAAATCTGGATCGCACCAGACTCGGATTTAGAAATTTGCGTCGTGGTCGTGTTCGCGCAGGAAGAAAAAGTGAGAAGTAAGAAGGCAGAAGTAAGAAGTAAAGACGCGGGCGTTAAAAAAAGGCTAGAGCCTCTTACTTCTGACTTCTCACTTCTGACTTCTAACTTCTGAAATCTGCCCTTGAACATGCGACTAAAGTCGCATGGTTTTCAGAAAAGCGTGAGCCGACGGTGGAAACGGTAGGAGCTATTGAGGAATATCTGAAGTTAGAAGTATGAAGTTAGAAGTCAGAAGTGAAGACGCAGGCGTAAAAAAGGCTAGAGCCTCTGACTTCTTACTTCTGCAATCTGACTTCTGCAATTCTCCCGCCCCGCGTCTTCCTTTTCTCTTACCCCTTTTTCTCTTTTCTCTTCTTCAAAAAGACAGGCCTGTCCAGTGCGCGGGGGGCTCGACCGCTTATTTTTTGCGTGGTTTTGAAGATGTCGGCTTGATGACTTGGTGGATAATATTTCCGTTACCGTGGTTCATATTAATGATTAAACCGGGAACTGGAATCACACCTGTTTTTTCAATTTCAGCGCAGTAACTTTCACTCGCAAGACGGACTAAATCAGCAACCTTCAGACCGCTTTTTTCGGCTACTAAATCCAACCTTTTTCTGAGGTCATCTGGAAGCCGAATATTCATTCCGTTTTTCATGCTCATTTTTAAAAGAATGAGAGATGCGAAAAAAAAAACAATTTTTTTATTTGACACAACAGGGCGCAATGCGCTACATTGTGCGTATGACAAGAAAACGGTTGTCCAACGGGACAAATATCCGAATGGATGGAGACATCACGCGTAGGATTGAAAAATTAGCCTCTGAATTACGAGTGAAAAAATCATTCCTGATAAGGAACGCATTATACGAGTGTCTGCCCAGATGGGAAGAATCTGGTGTTGTGATTTCAACAACAACCGGACAGGCCTGTCCATCGCAACCCGCCGCCGCGACGGCTGAAAAACGCCCTACGCACACGCCTGACGGGAAAAAGCTCAACGCGCTAGGTTTCGTCAACGCCTGCGACGACGAGGGGCTCAAGAGGGCGAGAGCCATCGTCGGCTCGGGATGCACGGGCATCCCGAAATCGCGGCTGATGGGAGCGATGGTTTAATTGCAGAAGTCAGAATGCAGAAGGAAGAAGTGAAGAAAAATCAACCCCAACAAAAAGGAAAAATATAAAATGAAAAAACTAACCCTAAAACAATTAAAAGCACTGATCCGCGACGAGGATCGTGCGGAATTCCAAGTCATGCTCGCCTGCTGGTATGGCCAGCAAGCCATAAAGAAAATCAATCGCTGCGAGCCGGACGCGAAAGAATTCGAGAAGGCGGTTCACGACCTCAGTAACACCGCCCGCAAGACGATGAAAAAAATCAGGAAAGGGAAATGAAAATGCAAAACCACTACCATATCCAACTCCTACCCGCACCTCGGCCACTACCGCCACAGCCCAAGCCAAACCGCACCCGCACCACAGTGTATCCCGGCTACGGGAGATTAGCCCTCGCCCTGCGCAGAGCCATGCCAGCCATGCGTGCCCGCATCTGCGCCGCCACCCCGAAACCATAAAACCCCCTCCCATGAAAAAAATAAAAAACAAAAACACCGCAGAAACCGTCCCCGTAGAAACCCGCTGGCAAACAGCCCGCGAACTGCTAGCCACGGGCCGCGCTGGAGCCGACGCGATCATTCAGCTCGGCTCGCTACTGTTCGAGCTAAAACAAGACATTTACCGCGAGTGCGGTGGCAGCGGGCA